CACGTTGACGTTTCCTTCCCTGTCGGTCTGGAACGCCTGCTGCACCAGCGCGATGATCTCGGGCCTGCTGCCCCGCGCCCATTCGTTGATGCACTCATCAACCAGGGCCTTGGCCGCCTGCAGGCGCTCATCGAAGGTCATGTTCTCGGCCGTGGCGATCTGCAGCTTGAAGGCGCCGTCGTAGGTGTGCAGCGTGATGTTGCCCTTGGTGCCGCCGCGCTTCACGCCGTACTGCTCGGCGCTCAGTTCGGCGAAAGCGGCCACGTCGCCGAACATCTTGGACTTGCCCGCAACCAGGCGCGCGTTCAGGTCTTTGGCGAGGGCCATCAGCTCGCGCACCAGGCGGTCGCGCTCCTGGTCGATGGGCTTGACCAGTTCGATGGGGACAAGATGGCCCTGCGCGTTGCGCATGTAGCCATCGGGGACTGCGGATTGATCCATGGGTACTCCTGTCAGTGAACGTGTTGGGCGCCCTCGGTCGGGGCTTTGGCGTCGATGTAGTCGGCGATATCGCGGGCCTGGCTGGCGGCGTAGTCGGCGCAGCACGGCGGATGGATGGCCAGCGTGGTGTAAGCAGCGATGAGCGCATCCAGCGCGACGCGATGCGACTCCTGCTCTTTGCAGACAGCCATCAGGCGTTGCGCCAGGGACTCAACCTGTTCAAGTTGCTTGTGTGTGGTGCTCATGCCAGCGTGCTCCGGTACGGCTGCGGCTGGCCCATGAGCACGCTGGGCAACCGCACGAAGTCCAGGGCGCCGGGGCGGTAGGTGCTGGCAGGCGGTACGTAGTGGCTACCCATCACCTCGGGGCGGCGCGGGCCAGGCGTCTGAGGCTCAACGGGCTCGGCGTGCTGCACGTCTTCGCCGGGCAGCGGGAGGCACTTGGCCGTGAAGCTGTACACCGTGCCATCGCGCAAGCGCATCGCTTCGAGGAATCTGCCCTTGTGCAGCGTTGCCAGGTGCTGCTCGACTTCGGCCAGCGAGAACGTGGGCGCCCATTCGCGGGTCAGCCGCAGCACGCCCCACCAGCCGCCCTTTTTGACGATGAAGCGCCACAGCATGGCGCAGTCCTGGGTAATACCTTTAGACATGGAATTGACCTCCTTGAATCAGGGTGAGAACGCGCTCGCGGTGCATGCGCGTGAACATGAAGTAGTTCTCGATGGCCTCGGCCACGGCCACGCGGCGCGAGACGTTGAATGCGCGCTCAAGGCGCCGGGCGCGGCGCGTGATCCAGGCCAGCGGCGGGCGGCGGTAATCCGCCTCGGCCATGACCCGGTTCACGGGAAGCTGGATGACGTTGCTCACGGCATTACCCCGGGGCCGCGCATGGGCTGAAGGCCGGACGCGGTCGCTTGCGCACGGCGCGCCTCCAGCACGTCCAGCTCGGCGCGCAGTTGCGCCATCTGGTGCAGATGCGTCGTGCGCTCGCACTGCATGTGCTGGCGCACCCGTTGGATGCGGCGCTCCAGCCAGAGCTGGCGCGCACGGGCAAGGGCTTTAAACATGGCGGGCCTCCTGGGTGTGCGGGGTCACCGGGGTGATGGGTATGACGTTGCGGCGCTGCACGGCGCGCGGCACGGGTGGCGCGCTGGCGTCAAGGTGCTTGCACTGGCGGCATGCCTGCCAGTGCTTCACATCGCGCGGCGTGGCCGGTGGCGGCCTGTGCGCATGGGCGCGGCACTGCTCTGCAGAAATCACCTGCACCTCCCCTGCCTCGGCAGACAGGTGCGGGCACGGGTAGCGGCCAAAGGTATGCAGCACCCGGTCGGCCACGCGGTCCGTCTTGGCCGCGCCGCTGCCATACGGGCCGGTGCCGTTGAGCACCATGTTCAGCGTCGTCGCGCTGATGCCGAGCTGCCGGGCAATGTGCGTCTGCACGGCCCCCTCGCAGCGCTGGCGCAGCAGCGCAAACCACGGAGCGCTCATGTACGGGCACGTCATGGCGTGCCGCTCCCCTCGGGGGCCTTGCGGTACATGGCCGGAATCTCTTCGGCATGCGCAAAATCGCTCGGGTGAAGCTGCCCCGCGCGCGACGGCGGCGGCCAGCGCCCTACGTCTTGCACCAGCACATAGCGGATGCGCTCGGCCTCGCGCTTTTGCGCCACCGCCACCGCCTTGGGCGCATGCCTGGCCCATGCGGCCAGCAGCGTGCCGATGCGCCTGACTTGCGCGTCAAAGGCATCGCCCGCATCCACCAGCGTCTGCGCCGCATCGGCCGCCGTGATGCGCTTGCGGATGCGCAGCAGGTTCCACAGGCACGTGGCCAACGCCTTGGTGTCGGGCGCCGGGCCTGCGGGCGTGGCCCGCAGCGCCGCCTGCGCCGCTTGCAGGCCCAGAGGCGTGACAAACCAGCGGTTGACCACGCCCAACTTGTTGCGGCGCATCCCCTCGGGCCGCACGTAGCCATGGTTTTTGAGTGTGCCCAGTGCGGCGGCGGCCATGCCACACGGAAACTCCAGGCGCTCGCTGGTGGCCCAGGCGCTCAGTTCAACGGGCGTGAATGCCTGCGCGCTGCCCTTGACGTTGCGCGCCAGCGCCGCCAGCGCGGGGACGATGTACCACTTGAGCTTGCCCATCACACCCCCCGCGCCGTGAGATGGCCTGTGAAATCCACGCACAGCGCCTTGCCCTTGACGTGGGCCACGTCCACCTCGGTCCAGCTATTGGCCTCGGCCCACACCTCGATGTTCGCAATGGCGTTCAGCACGTGCCGCATGCGGCCCTTGCTGTCGTGGTGGATCTTCTCCACCAAGGCAGGCGACAGGCGCACCTCGGACTTCGCCTTGCACGCGGCCTGCACATCCTCCAGGCCCAGCGGGTGCAGTTGCACAATGCGCGCCACGCGGCTGGCGATGTGCTCATAGCGCTGCACGATGGCCGGGAAGTTCTCCATGCCCACCAGGAACACCATGGTTCCCGTCACATCCGTGATGTCACGGATCGTCTCCAGCTTCACGGCGCTTTTCATATCGGCCAGGTAGTCAGCTTCATCAAAAATGAGCGTCTGCATGGTCTGCACCAGATGGTGGGCAATGCGGTTTTCCACGTCCTTGGCCGTGCCGCGCAGAGACAGGCCCAGCGCCGTCGCCACGTCCTCCAGCATGGAGCGCGGCGTCCAAACCCGCTTGGAGCGGATGAACACGTGGCCGTTTTCGCTGGCCCAGCGCTCGGTCAGTTCAGACTTGCCGATGCCGTACTTGCCCTGGATCAGCACCAGGCCCGCCTCGCGTGCGCCACGGCGCTCGACGATCTTCTCGGCCTCCTTGAGCAGCCGGAAATTGGCGGTTTGCACGAATCCCTTTTTCATTTACATTTCCTTCCTTCGGTTTCCTCAACTGATCGCTCTGTGGTGGCTGCAACCATCACAGGGCACTCTTCAAAGCGGGCGCGTCCTCAGTGCCCGCACCATCCCAGGCCAGGCCGCGCGCCGTGTAGTAGTCCGCCAGCCCTTCGTAGCCGTCCCCCGCCACGTATTTGCGCAGCCATGCCGCGTCGTCTTCGTCCCAGCGGGTGCGGTTGCGCATGAGCCACTCGTAGCGCTCGCTGGCGGTGTCAAAGAAAGGCCTGCCCGAAGCCGCTTGCGCGGCCTCACCCGTGGAGGAAGACGTGGTGAAGGAGGAGGCAGGGGCCTCCACGATGGAGGGCACCAGCACGAAGGTGGCGCCGGGCTCCGGCAGGGAAAGGGTGTCCGGCTGCAGCGCGGGCTGCAGCTCGCGCAGTGCGGTCTCGATCTGCTGCTCGCGGCGCTTGACGGTGGCGGCCACGCGCTTCTCGCGCGCCATCTGCACAACGGCCTTGGGCTGGTCGTCCACGCGGTTCCCGGCCCAGCGCGCGTCGCACACGAAATCGCCGTCGAGCGTGTAGATGCGCACCCAGCTCGGGTCGTGGATGTCGTAGCGCACGCTGACCTCGCGCCCGTCCACGTCGCGGCGCATCAGCTCGGGCGCGGTGTAGTGCTGGTTGAAGAACACCACCTCGCCCCGGCGCGCGGTGCGCAGCACGGCGGGCATGAACAGCTCGCGCAACTCGCCCTGGGTGGGCTTGTGCTGCAGGCCCGGGTCGAACAGCGCCGCCCAGGCTTCGTCGGGCGTCATGTGCTTGCCATCGGCGCGCTTGGGTAAAGAGCGGTGGCGGTGCTCGGCGTTGTACTCGGCCACCATCTGCTCGATGGCATCCACGAACTGCGCCCAGGTCGGGCATTTGGGCGAGAGGCGGATCACCTCGCCCGTCTGCTCGGCGCGGCGCAGGGCGCGCTGCTCCTTTGCCAGCTCGGCTGCTACCTTGCGGAAGGTGCCGCCATCCACGTCGCTGCCCTGGTAGCTGCCGAACTGGCGCGCGCAGTTGATGGCGTGGGTCTGCCAGCCGCGCTCGATCACGCCGCGCGCCTGGGGCTTGCCCGGGATGCCCGTCTTGTGCTCGATGCCCAGGCGGGCCATGAAACCATCGACCGGGCAATCCATGGCCTTGGCCGTTTCACCCGCGCCGTTGTCGCTGTACACGATGGCGGGAATGCCCCATTGGCCTATGGCGTGGCGCAACGCATCGCCCACGGCAATGACGTTCTCCGACAGCGACACCGACCAGCCCATGATCTTGCGCGTGCGGCGGTCGAGCACCAGCGTCAGTTCGGGCGCGAACGGCGCACCGTGGTCCGGGTGGCGCACCTTGGCTTTGAAGGTATGGCCGTCGATCACGAATACATCCAGCGGGGCGAGGTGGCTGTCGTCGCGCCGTTTAAAGGGCAGGCGTGCATCGCGCTCGCTGCCCGTGTGGCGGGACTTGATCAACGCCACGTTGGCCTCGTGCGATTTGCCCAGCTTGTCCAGGGCACGGCGCGCGCGGGCGTAGAGCGCCTGCCAGGTGTCGTGGTCGCGGCCCAGCATGCGCGTGACCTTTTGCGCTGCCAGGGTGAGCTTGCGGAACTGCGGATCGCGGCTGTGGTACAGGCCAAGCACGGCGGCCACGTCTTCCGGCATGCGCTCGGGCAGCACAGCCACATCCACGGCCACCGGCAGCAGGCCCCACCAGCCGCTGGCGCGGTGCGTGCCCGCCCAGCGCTCCAGCGTGCGGGCGCTGACCTGGTCACCGCGTGCGCGCTGGTTGGCGGCACGCGCCACCGCCTGCAGCTCGGCCCCGGCCTCGCCAGTCACGAGCTGGGCTGCGAGCAGCGCACAGGCACGCTTGATGCCGTGCAGGGGCACAAGCTCCTGCACCACCGTGACCAGGCGCACCCGGGCATCGGCCACGGCCTTGTCGGCCTGGCTCGGTGGGCGACGTCCCGGCACCGGCACGAGCTGGCCGGGCAACGGCTGCTCAGGCGGGGCGAAGGAACGCACGGGGGCAGGCTCCACCAGCGTCAGCGCGGTGCTGCCAGCTTTGGTGATCTGGCGAGCCGCGAGGGCGGCACGGGTTTCTTCGGGCAGGGCCGAGGTGTCGTATTCGAGGCCGCCGCCGACTTTGGCACGCGCCTGGCATGGGACACAAAGGCGTTGAAGTTTTTGGCGGGTGCGGAACTCTGCCGTTGGCATGCCCGGCAAGCCCGCCAGTTCGCGTGCGGTGAGCCAGGTCATGGCCGCTGCTCCTGCTGCTTGCGAATACGGCCAGACCGGGTCACGGCGATCTTCACGGTTCGGGCCTGCGCTTTGGTACGTGGAGCGAGGTAGCGCGATGGCCAGATTTCGTTGGCTGGCCTCCCCAGGGCTGCAGCGACGATTTGTTCTGCAGCCCACCAGTGGGTGGAGAGCACACGCTGAAAGTGTGAGTAGCCATGCTCCTTGGCAAGCTGACGAAGGCTTACACCTTTCTTTTCGAGTGCGGCCTTCACGTCAGCTGGGTGCCAATCCGAAGTCTGCATACATTTTTGTGTGTCCATGGTCATGATTTTGGACACAAAAGAATGTTTGCGCAAGTGCTTTTTGTGTGTGTTTGGCAGATGCCTCTGCGCAATCCCTGTGTTGCTGTGCAACGCCAGCAGCGTGCGTGGGTGTTTCCGCTTTCATTCGTGCATGCTTTAATGTGTCCATGGACACACTAAAATGTTCGACCGCCCGAGATGTACTAGCGATGGATAGGCCCAGCAACGAACTGCGCGATGCGTACGCAGCGAGCCTGGGTGAGCGGATTCGGTCTTGTCGCAGCGGCATGACGCGGGAAGAGTTCGCGCGCAAGCTCGATCTCCACGTCAACACGATTGGCAAATTTGAACGGGGCCTCACGATCCCCGATGCCTTCGCACTGCTACGCATGGCGGAGGCCGGGAAGTGCTCTGCCGAGTGGCTTCTAACGGGCGAAGAAAAGACCGGAAAGGTGGAGCGCAGCGTGCGCGCGGTTGAGTCTGGCGACTACATCTATGTGCCGCACTTCGATGTGGCGATGTCGGCTGGCAATGGTGTTTTTTGTGATGTCGAGCGCGTCGTGGCTATGCGTCCGTTTGACGCCGGATTCATACGGCATGAACTGGGCATCAAACACGATGAATTGGTGCTGGTGTCGGTCATCGGAAACTCCATGGAGCCGTTGCTCCGCTCCCGTGATACGACCATGCTTGATCTTCGGGCCAAGGACGTGCTCACAGAGGGGATTCATGCAATCCGTCTTGATGGCGCGCTCATGCTCAAGCAACTGCAACGTCTTCCCGGAAAGGTGCTGCGTGTGAGCAGCGCCAATTCCGAATATTCGTCATTCGACATTGATGGCTCCGATGAGTCTTCTCAACGCGATTTTTCTGTGCTCGGGCGCGTGCGCTGGGGCGGTGTCACCTTCAGTTAGCGACCCGGAGTCAAGGGGGCGATGAAAGTGTGGCATGGCGAAGAGCTGTGAGTCGCGTGATTAAGCGTAGCGCGCCCTTCCAAGCGCCGGGAATAAATTAAAAGGAATGAAAGACCGCCTATGTCTATCACTTGTCCGAAGTGCAGCCATGTGAACCCAGCAACGACAGGAAACCCGCTGGAATCCTGCCCCGCATGTGGCTTGATCTACGCCAGGTTTGACCATGCAGCGGCCTTGCGGGAGCGCATCTTCCGAGCACGTAGCAGCGGCGACTGGTCAAGCATTCCCGTTGATCAGGTGCCTCCCGAATACAGGCCCCAGGCTGCTGCGGCCGTAGTGGTTGTGACGACTCCCGTAGTGCCAGGGAGAACGGTTGCGCATGTTGTTGACGTGGTGTCAGGTGAATGTGTTTACGGTGTAAACGTGTTGCGCGACTTGATAGCGTCGGTGATTGATGTCACTGGGGGAAGAAACAAGGGCGCGGAAACAGTTCTGAGGGACGGAAGGCTGGCTGCCGTTGCCCAACTCAAGGGTGAAGCCTTTGCCCGTGGCGCGGATGCCGTAATCGGAACGCAGATTGCCATCAACGAAATTGCTGGTGGAGGGAAGTCAATGCTGTGTGTTGTTGCTACGGGAACAGCAGTGAAACTTGCGGCGAGGGCATGATGGGGTGTTTTGACCGTTTCCAGTCTCTCCATAGGTCTTAGTTTATTGACCGTGCCAAGCAGCCCGTGCTACCGTAAAAAAGCACTCCCCCCGCACCCAGGCCGACCCATGTCGGCCTTAGTTTTTTACGCCCCCGCAATGACAGTCGCGGCATGGGCATTACCAATTCCTTTTTCCTCGGCTTCATCTTCGGGGCGCTGATCCCGGCCATCGTTGTGGTTCGATGGCTTGCCGCAACATGGTGGCAGCACCAAGCCGCGCTTGCCATCACACGGGAATGGGTGCGGGCAAACAGCGTGTATACCGGCAGCGACTTCGGTGACAGCGGCGGCCGTGTGTATGTGGCCGCCGTCGAGACGATCAGGACTTCGTCAATTCCGCGATCAGCGTTTTACGAAACAGCGCAATGTGCTGTGCGGCGGCTTTCGCGTTCGAACTCGAAGCAAGAGGATTCGATCCGAGCGGCATCTCCTGATGCATCAGGAGTAGGACGATGAGTTTCTCTGCAAACTGTGTCGCATCGTTTTGGCGCATTTCGGTCATGGGTGCCCCTTTCGTTGGCAATGGTGGCGGTGAGAAGCGACCATTGTCTAACGTCAGGCGGCGCTCCCCCATGCGCGGCGGCGTCAACCCGCGCCTGCTGGTGGCGGGCCTGTCCCTCTCGGCTGCGGCCCTGGTGGGGCTGGTAGCGAGCGAGGGCTACACGGACAAGGCCACCATCCCCACCCAGGGCGACCGGCCCACCGTGGGCTTCGGCTCCACGTTTCACGAGGACGGCACGCCCGTGAAGATGGGCGACACCACCACGCCCGTGCGCGCGCTCCTCAAGGCGCAGGCGCACATCGGCCGCGATGAAGCTGTGTTCCGCAAGAGCTTGGAAGGCGTCGAGCTGTTTCAGGGCGAATACGACCTCTACTTCGATTTCGATTACCAGTACGGCATAGGGACCTGGCTGGCGTCGCCGATGCTGCGGGAGCTGAAGGCTGGCAACTACACGGCCGCCTGCAATGCGCTGCTCGACTACCGCAAGCTCACCAGCACCCGCCAGGAAGGGCCTGGCTGGGTGGTCAGCAAGCGCGATGCGCAAGGCCGCCCCACGCGCTGGGAATTCGATTGCTCCACGCCCGGCAACAAGGTTTGCCGGGGGGTGTGGACGCGCCAGCAGGAGCGCCACGCCAAGTGCATGGCGCTGCAGTGACATGGCGGCCCGGCTCCTCCTGTCCCTGCTCACCGCGCTGGCCCTGGTTGGCGGCGGCTACTGGTGGGGCAGCTCGGCCACCGACAACGCCTGGACCGCGCGGCAGGCCACGGCGGCCCAGGCCGCCGCCGATGCCCTGGCGCAGGAAACCCGGCGTGCCGACCAGGCCGCAGCCCATTACCTCACCGAACACCTCGACCAGGAAGACCGCTATGCAGCACTCGACCTCGAATACCGCGAACTGGCCCGCCATGCTCCTCTTGTGGTGCCTCGGAGCGTGCCTGTGGTTTCTGCCTGCAGTGGCATTGCGCCAGCAGTGGAGCCCACGCCTGCAGCAACGCCTGCGCCGGGGGCTGTGGGCACTGACGGTCTTGGCCTCACTCTGGCTGCTGTCCGCATGTGGAACGGCGCCCTCACCGGCACCGACGCCCCTGCGGGTGCCTGCGGCCTTGCTGGTGCCGCCGCAGGCGCCGACGCTGCTTGCGCCGAAGACTCCGGCCTCTCGCTCGACGACGCCTGGGCCAACCACCGCGCCAACGCCAAAGCCTGCGCCGACGACCGGCAGCGCTTTCGCGCACTGATCGACTTCTTAAACCTCCGCCAACAACCATGAGCGAACAGAACCAAGACCGCAAGCAAGAGCTGCTGCTGCTCGGCCAGATCCACGGCATGGTGCAGTCCTTGAAGGACGGCCAGGACCAGCAAAACCGGCGCATGGACCGGATGGAGCAGCGCATGGAAGAGCACTACAACGGGCTCGACACGCGCCTGCGTGAAGTCGAGAAGAAGGCCGCCGTGGCAGGCGCCGTGTCGGGCGGCGCGGTTGCCGTGGGCACGGCGCTGATCGTGGAAGGCATCAAGCAGTTCGTGCGCGGCGGCGGCCCCGGCATGGGGAACTGATGGCACACCCCGGCGAAAAACGCGCCCAGCTCCGGGGCCTGTACGTTTTCCAGCGCCTGCCGATGGAGACAGCCTGCAAGAAGCTGGGCGTGCCGCGCAGCACGGGCAACCGCTGGAAGCAGGAGGCCGCCGACAAGGGTGACGACTGGGACACCGTGCGCGCCGCCGTGGCCCTGGGCGACGACAACTTCGCCAGCCTGGGCAAGAAGCTGCTCGAAGACTACCTGGTACAGCACCAGGCCACCATGGACTTGCTGCGCGATGCCAAGGAAATGGGGCCGCGCGAGCGTGCCGAGACCCTCGCCAGCATGAGCGACAGCTTCAACAAGACCATGGCGAGCTTCAAGCGCCTGGCCCCCGATCTGGACCGCCAGGCCGTGCAGATCGACGTGCTGCAGCGTTTCGTGACGTTTGCCAAGGCCAAGTATCCCCAGCACCTGGCCGCGCTGGCCGAGATGCTGGAGCCGTTCGGCGAAGAGTTGGCGAAGGCGCGGTAGTGGCAAAGAACACCAAGGATTTCCTCGCGGGCCTCACGGCCCTGGCCGACGATCTGCGCCGCCAGATCGACGCCAACATGGACGGCTGGGACGTTTCTCCCGAGGCCATCGCCGAGCGCCGCCGCAAGGTCTGCGACCCGGTGAACGGCTTCGAGTACTGGGACAGGAACTACTTCCCCCACTACGGCCGGGCCGAGCCCAGCGTGCTGCACCAGTATCTGTACAAGCGCCTGCCGGAGATCATCAATGCGCCGGGCGGCCAGCGTGATGCCATCGCCGCGCCACGCGGCGAGGCCAAGTCCACCAAGATCAGCATGTCGTTCGTGTCCTGGTGCATCGTCACCGGGGCGAAGTGGTACGCCATCATCGTCATGGACGCCTTCGAGCAGGCCGCCGAGATGCTCGAAGCCATCAAGGCCGAGCTGGAGGCCAACCCGCGCATCGCCAGCGACTTCCCCGAGGCCGCAGGCCAGGGCAAGGTCTGGCGCGCGGGCGTGATCGTCACGGCCAACGGCCGCAAGGTGGAAGCCTTCGGCAGCAACAAGAAGATACGGGGCCGCCGCCATGGCGCGCACCGGCCCGACCTGGCGATCTGCGACGACATCGAGAACGACGAGAACGTGAACACGCCTGCGCAGCGCGACAAGCTGCAGGCGTTCGTCACCAAATCCGTCCTGTCGCTCGGCCCGCCCGATGACAGCATGGACGCCATCCTGGTGGGCACGGTGCTGCACTACGACAGCGTGCTTGCGCGCTTCTTGAAGAACCCGCTGTGGAACCGAAAGGTGTTCAAGGCCGTCCTGCAATGGCCCGAGCGCATGGACTTGTGGGAACAGTTCGAGGGCCTGCTGCTCAATGCCGAGACGCCCCAGCAGGGCGAGGCTGCGGCCATGGCGCTGTATCACTCCAGCCAAGCCGAGATGGACAAGGGCGCACAGGTGAGCTGGCCTGCGCTGCGCCCCCTGGTCAAGCTCATGATCCGCCGCGCGCGGGAAGGCCATGCCGCGTTCGACAGCGAGCAGCAGAACGACCCGGTGGCGGGCGACGACGCGCCCTTTGCGAACTCCATCCGCTTCTGGGTCAACCGCCTGGCCGAGTGGATTTTCTACGGCGCGTGCGACCCCAGCCTGGGCAAGGCGGGCAACAGCCGCGACCCCAGCGCCATCGGCGTGGGCGGCTACAACCGCGAGACGGGCGTGATGGACGTGGTCGAGGCCGCTATCAAGAAGCGCGTGCCCGACCGCATCATCAGCGACGTGATCGAGATGCAGCGCGAGTACTGCTGCGTCGTCTGGGGCTTCGAGAGCGTGCAGTTCCAGGAATTCCTGCGCACCGAGCTGGTCAAGCGTAGCGCCAAGCTCGGCGTGCCCGTGCCCGCCCGCGCGCTCATCCCCATCAGCGACAAGCTGCTGCGCATCGAGAGCCTGCAGCCGCACATGCACAACGGCCTGATCCGGCTGCACAGCAGCCAGACCACGCTGATCGACCAGTTCCGCCACTTTCCCAAGGCCGACCACGACGACGGCCCCGACATGGTGCAGATGCTCTGGATGCTGTGCGTGACGGGCGGCGTGGCTGCCATGGCCCAGGGCGGCAACACCCATCAACCCAAGACCGCGCGCGAGCGCTACGCGCGCCAGGCGGCGCGCATGTTCAGGAGACCGCGATGACCGATGAGCAAGTGACCATTTTGGCAATTAAGGGCGTCATTGCCGATCTGCCCGAGGCCGACCGTCAGGACGTTCTGCTGGCCGCCGCCAAGCTGCGCGAAGTGGTGGCCTTGCACAACGACCACGGCTGCATGGCGCTGGCCCTGGTGGGCGCTGAACACGCCGCAGAGGGCTGACCCATGGGAGTCTTTAAAAGAATGCTGGAGGCTGTGGGCTATGTTCCGGCCGCCGATGCCGCACCCGCACCCGTGAACGCGCCCGCACCCCAGCCCGTGCGCGAGGCCGCCGCCGTCCAGGGCGACCGGGACGACGCGGGATGGCGCCGCCTCTCGGGCGACTTGGCGAGCATGAACGAACGCGACCTGGAACCCATGGCCCAGGACCGCATGCAGAAGCTCGCCGAATACCTGTGGCAGAGCAACCTGCTTGCCAACCGCCTGGTGGAGCTGCCGCTGGCCTACCTGCTGGCCGAGGGCGTGACGCTGCAGTGCGTGGATGATGGGCACCAGGCGCTGCTCAATGCCTTCTGGTCCGACCCCATCAACAACTGGCCCATGAAGCTCGAAGGCCGCGTGCGCGCCTTGGGCCTGCTGGGCGAGCAGTGCTACATCGCCAATGTGCGCGAGGGCGATGGCTTCGTGCGCCTGGGCTACCTCGACCCGCGCCAGATCGCCACCGTGGTCAACGACCCGGACAACCCCGAGCAGCCCATCGGCGTGGTCACCAAGCGCGACAACCGGGGGCGCCAGCACAAGTACCGCGTGATCGTGCTGGGCGATGATGCCGAGCTGTTCAGTGCGCGCACCCAGCGCATCCGCGCCGAGGACTTCACCGATGGCGAGGTGCTGCTGTTCCAGCTCAACAAGTTCCCCAATGGCAGCCGTGGCCGCTCCGACCTGTTGGGGCAGATGGACTGGCTGGACGCCTACGACGACTTCCTTTTCAATGAGTTGGATCGCATCGGCTACTTGCGCAACTTCGTGTGGGACGTGACGTTGACGGGTGCTGATGATCCCAAGGTCAAGGAGTTCGAGAAGGACTTTGTGCCGCCAGGCCCAAACAGCGTTTATATCCATAACGACCAGGTCAAGCTGGAACCCAAGACCCCCGGCCTGCAGGCGGCCGACACCAGCCAGAGCGCTCGGCTGCTGCGCAACCACGTCCTGGGCGGTGCCACGGTGCCCGAGCACTGGTTCGGCGGCGGGGGCGACGTAAACCGCGCCGCCGCCAGCGAAATGGGCGAGCCCACCTTCAAGATGTACAGCATGCGCCAAGGCTTTTTAAAGCGCATGCTGGAGGAGATTGGCCGCTACGTGCTCTGGTGCGGCGCGCGCACCCGTGGCGAAACGCCCGACTGGGCAAAGGATGAGTGGCAGGTGACTGCCGTCTTCCCCGAGCTGCTCAACCGCGACCTCACCAAGTTCGCCTCCGCCATGCAGGCGGCGGTCGCGGCCGTGATCCAGATGATCGACGCCGGGCTGCTCACCGAGGAGACCGCGCTCAAGATCGTGGCCGACGTGGCCCAGCGGTTCGGGCAGGACTTTGACGCCAAGACCGAGCTGGCTGCGGCCCGTGCTGAAGCCGCCCGGCGCAACGCGGAGCGGGCGGCCAAGGATGTCTTCCAGATCCCGCCCGATGCCCAAGAAAACTGACCCCCAGGGCAAGCCCGACAAGGCTTTCGAGGCCGAGCTGGCGCGGCGCCTGCGCGAGCGCGCGCGCGACCTGCTGGCCGGGCAGACCGAGGTGCTGCAGATCCTCAAGGACGCGCGCGCGCAGATCCTGGCCACGCTGGCGGGACTGCCCAGCGACTGGCAACAGTGGCAGCTCTCGCGCCTGCTGGGCCAGATCGAGGACGTGCTGGAAGGCGCCACCGGCAAGGCCGGGGTGCTGTTCGAGCTACGCATGGACGGTGCCTGGCGCGCGGGCGAGGACTTCATCGACAAGCCCCTGGCCCTGATCGGCCAGGCCGTGGAGCTGCGCCTGGCGCAGCTCGACGTGGGCGTGCTGGGGCAGATGAAGGCGTTCGGCACGCTGCGCTTGAAGGACGTGGGGCAAGAGGCATTGCGCAAGATCGGCCGCCAGCTCGGCCTGGTCACCATCGGCGGGCAAACCCCGTTCGCGGCCATCAAGGCGGTGCAGGCGTTGCTGGACGCCGAATCGCCCCGGCGTGCCACGGCCATCGTGCACACCGAGGTCAGCCGGGCCTTTGCCATGGCGTCCAACGGGCGCCTGGAGCAGGCCGCCGAGCTGGTGCCCGGCCTGTGCAAGCAATGGCGGCGCAGCGGGAAGATCCACAGCCGCTGGAACCATGACCTCATGGATGGCAGGGTGGTGGAGGCGGGCAAGCCGTTCAAGGTGCCGAACCCCGGCGGCGGCATGGACCTGATGCAGTGCCCGCACGACCCCAAGGCACCGCCTGAGCAGGTGATCCACTGCGGGTGCATCAGCCTGCCCTGGATGAAGCACTGGCGGGTGATGACGCCGGGGGCCAAGCCGTTCACCGAGCGCGAGCTGAAGCTCGATGGCCGCAAGGCGGCGCTCGACCAGGCCGCGAAAAAAGCCGGGGGGCGGCGCGAGGGTGAAGCGGTGATCCAGAAGGAGACTGAAAAAGAGGCCGCTCTGGCGCATTAGGCGCCCTGGATGCGCCTACCCCCTTGGCCTGCGCGCCGGGCGGGCTTGGCGGGCGATTTAAATGGGGTTTAAATGGGATGCCGTAGAGACTCTTGAATCCAGGGCCACAATGCAAAAACAATCGATAGATAAGCTGCGCGACATCATTCACGCCGAGGCGGGGTCTGACAAACAGCAGATGCTGTACAAGGACGCTTTTGCTCTAGGCTGCTATTTATCCCTTCAGGGCCACAAGGTGGCAGGCCGGAAAATGTGCAGCGAAGTTCTTGCTGTGCTGGGCCATGAGAAGCGACGTACTTATTTCAGAGCGCTACTGGACAGCCTGGAGGGCAACGAAGTGGACTACGCCCTTGACATCTGGGCTCATGCTGAGATCAATGATCTGATTCGATCTTGCTCGCCAGAAGTGCGGTAGAAGATATATCTCCCTGAATTGAGGCCGACCCATGTCGGCCTTAGTTATTTGCGCCCCCCTCGGCACAGTCACCCCATCGCAACGCCGCCTCGCGGCATACCTGGATGGAGTGATGCATGCCCGACCCGACAAAGCAGGACGCGGCCGACAAGGCCAAGTCCCAAGAACAGACCTTCGCAGAGGCCGCCAAGCGCGTACAGCGCAAGGTGGTCGAGTTCGCGGACGTAAAGGGCGAGGACGACAAGCCCGCAAAGGCGCCCCGCGAAAAGCGCATCCCCATCAAGGCCGATGAAGTTCTCGCCGTGCGCGACTACGGCACGCACGTCGTCGTGGTGACGCGCGACGGCCAGAAGTTCATCAGCCAGGACGAGTAAGCGGCCATGCCCATCAAGCTCATCCCCGCTGGCACCGGCTACGCACGCCTGACCGAGGCCGTGACCACCGAGTACGGCCAGCTCATCGACCTGGTGCGCCAGGCCGTGCGCGACAAGCTGCGCCTGTCGGCCAATGGCGACTACTACGTGGACGTGCGCGGCATCTGGCCCGACCGTGTGGTGGTGGCGTTCAAGGGGCGCCTGTACAGCTACGCCTACACCGTGGCCGCCGACAACACCGTGGCGCTGGGCGACGCGGCCGAGGTGGTGGCGGACTATGCGCCCGTGGGCAGTGCCTCCACCATCCCCGCTGGTGCGTCCAGCACCGTGGCGGCTGCCGTGCGCGAAGCCGTAGCGGCCGATGGTTCGGTGGTGTTCCGCGAGGCGGCCGATGGGTCCATCGAGGTCACCATCGTCAAGGCGGGCCGCAGCGGCAACCGCAACTACTACCCCGACGCCACGCTGCGCGAGGCGGTGCCCCAGTTCGAGGGCGTGCGCGTGTTCGCCAAGAGCGATGCGGAGCACATCGCGGGCAAGGGCAAGGACGTGCGCAACCTGATCGGGGGCATCTACGGCGTGCGCTTCGTGGAAGGCAAGACGCCCGACACCGGCGCGCTGGTGGGCACCTTCCGGGCGCTTGATCCCACCGACGCGGCAGTCACCAAGATGGTCGAGGCCGTCAAGCGCGGCATGCAAAGCCTGCTGGGCCTGTCCATTGACGCCGTCGCCCGCACCCAGCCGCGCCAGGTCGGCAAGGAACGCCTCACCGAGGCCGTGAAGTTCACCCGGGTGCTCTCCGTCGATTTGATCGTCGAGCCGGGCGCTGGCGGCGGCCTGGATCGTCTCACCGAAGCCGCCGCCGATCCCGCCACTACCAACGAAGGAAGCGAAATGCCTCTCTGGAAGCAACGCATGCTGGAGGCCATCAAGGCCAAAGACCCGGCGAAGCACGCCACGATCAACGTGGACACCATCAGCGATGACGATCTCGTGCGCGTGCACGAATCCGTCTGCGGTTCGCTGGTGCCCGAGCCAGGCACACAGCGCGTGGCCGAGGCCCAGGGCGACAACGCCCCCCTCACGCGCGCCGACTTGGCCGTGTTCGAGCTGCGCGCCGCAGCCCGCGAGCGCATCGGTGCGGCCAAGCTGCCCCAGGCATCCAAGGAGCGCCTGCAGGCGCAGATCGCCACGGCCACGGCCGAGCGCCTCACTGAAGCCGCCGTGGGCGAGCTGATCACGGCCGAGGGTGGCTACGTGGCCCGCCTGACCGAGAGCGGCGCTGTGCGCGTGCCCATGTTCGGCAATGGCGCCATCACCGTGGGCGACCGCAGCCTGACCATGCGCGACATGCTGGACGCCTTCTGGGACCCCGCCCACAAGGACCACGGCCGCGTGCAGTCCTTCAAGGAGTGCTACTACGAGATGACGGGCGACCGCCTGATCACGGGCCGCCTGCGCGAATGCGACCAGTCGCGCCTGGCCGAATCCATGGGCAGCTCGACCCTGAGCGAAGTGCTGGGCGACAGCGTGACGCGCCGCATGCTGGCCGAGTACCGTGCTGCGGTGGACTTCGACGGCTGGCGCCAGATCGTCAACGTGGTGCCGCTCTCGGACTTCCGCATGCAGCACCGCACCCGCTACGGCGGCTACGGCGACCTGCCCACGGTGGCCGAGGGTGCCGACTACCAGCCTCTGAGCAGCCCTGGCGATGAAGAGGCCACGTACAAGGCGGGCAAGAAGGGCGGCACCGAAGACGTGACGCTGGAGATGATCAAGAACGACGACGTGGCCGCGATCCGCCGCATCCCCACGAAGCTCTCGCGCGCCGCCAAGCGCACGCTCGCCAAGTTCGTGTTCGACTTCCTGCGCACGAATCCGGTGATCTACGACACCAAGGCGCTGTTCCACGTCGATCACGGCAACCTGTTCACGGCCGCGCTGGACAAGGCGGCCCTTGCCGCGCACCGCCTGGCGATGCTCAAGCAGACCGAGCTGTCGAGCAACGACCGCATCGGCATCACGCCCTCGCGCCTCGTCGTGCCCGTGGAGCTGCAGGAGACCGCCGTCGATCTGTTCAAGCTGACCACCAACAACGAGAAGACGTTCATTCAATCGCTGACGATGAACATCATCCCCGTGTGGTACTGGACGGATGCCAACGACTGGTGCACCGCTGCCGATCCGGCTGACATCCCCGGCATCGAGATCGGCTTCCTGGACGGCCAGCAGGAGCCTGAGTTGTTCGTGCAGGACTCGCCCACCGTGGGCTCCATGTTCGCCGCCGACAAGCTGACCTACAAGCTGCGCCACATCTACGGCGGCGCGGTGACCGACTACCGCGCCTTCACCAAGGCCGTGGTGGCCTGACCGGACTCACCCCGAGGAGAAGAGGGCGTCATGCGGCGCCAGGGGGTGGCCCCCCTTCATGAATGTAGCCCGGCCCGCCCCGCAAGGGGTGGGTTCGTAAAGGCCCCGCACCTGGAGCCTTCACCAACCCAGCCGATCTACTTTTAAACAACCGACACCCATGGCACAAGCCGATATCCAGCAGCTCTTGAACGACCTGGTGACCGACCAGGATGATGTGGTCGCACCCGACGTGCGCGACCGCGCCATCGCCGAGGCGCTGGTGCGCTACGACGCAGACCTGTCGCCGCTGCCCGGCGCGGACGTGCCGCAGGCGCATCGCCTGCCGGTGGCGCAGTACGCGGCCTACCTGCTGTGCCAGCAGCTCGCCACGCGCTACAGCAGCGACCGGGACTCCACCCTGGCCGTGGATGCGGCGCGTGTTGAAAGCCGTGCCCGTGCCTACGCGCTGCGCGCCAAGGAATACCGCGCGGCCTACTACCAGGGGACGGGCCAGGCAGACCCTTTCAGTGCGGCGGCGGGCACCGGCCTGGCGGCGGCTGCGGGCGTGGTGAGCTGGCCCCGGCGCAACCCGCGCCACGGCCTGGTGCGAAGGGGCGTGTGATGGAGCTGTCCATCAGCCTGGGCGACCTGCGTGCTTACGGCCAGGGGCTGCGCGATGCGCCCGCCTACACCGACCAGGTGCTGCGCGTGGCCATGACCGAAGCCACCTTGCTCTTGCAGCGCGAGTGGCAGGAGCGCCTGCCGCGTGGGGCTTCTGACATTACCGCCGCCAGCATCACGAGCGACGTTGCGAGCACGCCTGCAGGGGTGCTGGGCGTGGTGGGCAGCAGCCAGCCCAGTGCGTTGTTTGTTGAGCTGGGCACCAGGCCGCACATGCCGCCTGCCCAGGCGTTGGAGCCTTGGGTCAAGGCCGTGCTCGGCATCCGCGAACCCAAGCAGGTCAAGAGCGTGGCGTTCCTGGTGGCGCGCAAGATCGCCCGCGAGGGCACGCCAGCGCAGTACCCCATGGCGCGCGCTGCATCGGCCACCGAGGGGCAGATCCTCGCCTTGTTCGAGCAAGGTGCGGCCAAGGTGGCCGCGTACCTGGCAGGAGGCAGTGCATGACGATGCCCAACACCCTGGCCGCCACCCGCGAGGCCCTGGTGGCCCTGCTGCGCGCCGTGCCCGCCGTGGGCCAGGTGCACCCGTGCGAGCGCTATGCGTCCGATGACCGGGGGTTTAAAGCAGCCTACCAGTACCGGCACACCGACCCGGCCACCGATGGGTTTGGGGCCGATGCGCATATCCGGGGCTGGTACCTGCGGCGCACAGCCACCTCCGAGGTCAACGACAACGGCCGCATCCTGAACGAGCACACCTGGCAGATGCGTGGCTACCTCTCGTTCAACGGCGCGCTGGACAGCGAGCTGATCTTTGACGACCTGGTCGAGCGCATGCGCGATGCCGCGCGCCTGGCCGGAAACCTGGGTCTGCCCGGCCTGCTGGGGGCCAGCACGGCCGAGGAACGCGGCCTGCAGGTGGTGAGTGCCGGGCCGGTGTGGTTTGCCGGTGCGTTGTGTCATAGCGCCGTGCTGCAGCTCAAGACCCGCAACTGGGCCGAATGGAGGAAGCAGTGACCACAAAAACCGCCCGCCCACGCAGGAAGCTGCCCATGCCACCACCCCTGGAGCGTGTGTGCCTGGCGCATGAGCACAAACACCTGGGCGTCTTGCGTGCGTCCGGCACCGAGATCGAAGTGCACCCCGAAACCGCCCGCTGGCTGCGCGCCGTGGGTGTTGTATCCACCCCCGAAAAGAAGGAATGAACGATGTCTTCTGAAGCCATCATCAAACGCACATTCGCGCCCGCCGCCATGGCGGGCCATGTGTATGCCCGCGAACGCGGCGCCACTACCGCGCCCATGCCCGTCGGCAACGTGCTGGAGCTGGAGCTGTCGCACAAGGAAGATGTGCAGACCCAGCCTGACATGACGCAGCTCGGCGGCGGCGTGCATGCCGAGATGCGCCGCGTGACTGACGTCGAAATCAAGATGAAGCTGGCCGACCTCAACGTGATCAACCTGGCCCGCGCCTCGCTGGGCACGGTGACCGGCGTGGAGGGCGGCACCGTGGCGGGCGAAGCCCACAAGGTGACGCGCGGCGGCATCTTGCGCACGGCGCACATTGCCCCCGTGAACGTGGTGGTGCGCAAGGGCTCCGGCGCAAGTACTGCGACTGCGACGGACGAGGAGCACCTGAACGTGAGCAAGGGGGACACCATTGCGCTGGATAACCCTGGGCTTGCCACCAACGTGACCATTCGTGTGGGCGACAGCGTTGCCACGGCCACGCCCCTGACAGCCGCGGGCAACTACACATGGGACGCTGCAGGCGTGCATGTGGATGCCGCTGCCCCGGGCGTGACAAACGGCAAGGGCTTCTGGATCAGCTACCAGTACCCGACAGTGGGCACCGAGGTGCCTGCGGCGGGCAACTGGGAGGCGCGTGCTGCCGGTGTGTTCGTGTTCCCGGATGCGGCGGGCCTGGCCGACGATGAGGATGTCACCGTCGATTACGAGTACGCCAGCTACGCCGTGATCGAAGCCCTGACCACCAAGGCCAAGGAACTGGAGCTGATCTTCGAGGGGCTGAACGAAGCCGACGATGGCAAGCCCTGCATCGTGGAAATCTGGCGCGCCAGTCAGGGGGTGGCATCGAGCATCGGCCTGCTGGCCGACAAGGGCTTTGCCAGCCTGCCCGTGTCGGGCGCGGTGCTCAAGGACGCCACAAAGAACGGCACCGGGATCAGCAAGTACTACCGGGTGCGCAAGCTCTAAAAGCCACCATCACCAACACAAAGGCCGACAGATGTCGGCCTTATTTATTTGTGCTTCGCGCGAGACAGTTACGCCATGGGTTCGGTCAGCGCTCGCCGATGAACATGCGTACAAAGCCCCACACGATGTAGCCCCCCAGGGCCAGCAAGGCAAGCACTGCAACCGCCATTCCCACAGGAACCGATGCACCCGCCCCCACCAGGAAGGCGATGCAGAGGAGGAACAGAACCAGGCGCGGCATGGCTGCATTGTAGGAAAACGTGGCGGACAAGCAAATCAGTACCGAGTTGAGCATTGGCGTGAAGGGCCGGGAGTCGATCACCGGGCTGGCCGATGACTTGGACAACGTCGCCAAGGTGCTTGATGGTGACATGAAAGCCGCCGCACAGGCAGCGGCAGCGCAATTGCGCGGGCTGGCGCAGCAGGACGCCGCCATTAACGCATTCAACGCTCTGGATTTGGAGGCGCGTGCCGCAGCGAAGGCATTGAAGGCAGCGGAAACCGAGGCGGCCAACTATGCCGCCCAGGTGGGCCGTGGTGCCCTGATGACGAAGCAGGAGGCCGATGGGCTGGTGCAATTGCAGGCCCAGGTCAAGGCCGCCAAGGATGCGTACAACCAGAGCAGCGCGGCCCTCAAGACGGCGCAGGCGGAGCTGACGCGCTATGGCATCAGCGCCAAGGATGCGGGCGCTGCGCAGCAACGGCTGCGACAGCAAGTAGAGGCTGTACGTGATGCTGTGAAGGATTTAGCCCCGGCATACCATCGCGCCGCCGCAGGTGCGGCCAGCGCCGGTGACTCTATGTCGCGCACGCATCGCAGGATTGGCGAGGGCGTTGAATCGATAAGCGAACAGCTTGCACGTTTGCAGAAGTTGTATGTGGCAGTTCAGGGGCTTCAAGGCTTCAAGAATATGGCGATGGATCTGGCCGCCACGGCGGACCAGGCCAACGACTTGCAGGCACGCATTCAGCTGGTAACAGGGGAAGGTGAATCCTTTGCTGCTGCCTGGCAGGAGGTTGGGGTCACGGCTCTACGAACACACAGCGCGCTGGAGGAGACGGGCACGCTATTCACGCGGCTGGTGCAAGCGGGAAAGGATGCTGGCTTGCATACGCGCCAAGCCGTTGAGCAGAGCCTGGCGCTCACGGAAACGATCAACCAGACGGTGCAGCTCAGTAGTGCCGGTGCGGAGGCATCAAGCGCGGCTATCAGGCAGCTCATTCAGGGTTTGCAAAGCGGCGCGCTGCGCGGGGATGAGTTCAATTCGGTGATGGAGCAGGCACCGCGCCTGGCGCGTGCGCTGGCAGATGGCCTGGGCGTGACCACGGGCGAGTTGCGCAAGATGGCAGAGGCTGGCGCCTTGACCGCCGACACCGTCATCAAGGCCCTCAAGGGCCAAAGCGACGTGGTCGCGCGCGAGTTTCAAAAGCTGCCGCCTACGGTGGGCCGGGCGTTGCAGGATCTCTCGACGCAATGGACGCTGTACGTGGCCGAGGTGGACAAGTCCACGGGTGCCAGCGCGGCAGCGGCCAAGGCCATCGAGGCGCTGGCGAACCATTTGCGCTCCATCGCAGGGCTGCTCATTGACGTTGGGCAGGCTGCTGCTGCATTCATCGCATTGCGCTTGGCGCAGCAGTTTTTGGGCATTGGGGCGGCGGCCAAGGTGGCTGCGGCGGAGGTGGCAGCCAGCAGCGCATCCATGAACGCTGCCACTGCTGCCGCGAACGCGGCGGGGGCTGCGGCGGGCCGCCTGGCAACGGTGTTGCGCGGCCTGCGCACATTTACGCTGGTGGGCATTGTTGCGAACTTCAAGGACATTGGCACTTGGATTGGCGAGGCCGCCGCCAAGCTGGCGGGCTACAAAGACCTAAGCGAGGACATCGCACGGGCCGACCGGCTGGCGGCGGAAATCGCCAAGGAGGCCGCGCAAGACCGCGCCCGGCTGGCGGCTGCCACGCAACTGGCCATCGAAAAGCAGTACGACTTGTCCAAGGCCGCTCGGCTGGCCGTGGACGAATTTGAAAAGCTCACGAAGGAGGGGAACAGTGCTGCCCAGGCGGTGAAAAAGATCACCGAGGGCTTTGATCTCTCGAAGGTGCAGGGCATCAAGGACTTCACCACGGTGCTGGGCAAGCTGGCGGCCGACGGCAAGATCACGGCAGGCGAAGTGCAGCAAGCCTGGAACGACGCCCTCAAGGGCATCGATCTGGCGCAGTTCGAGGTGGTGGCGCGCCAGGCGTTTTTGACGGTGGAGGCGGCGGCCGAGAAGGCGGCCAAGGCGGTTCAGGAGGCGATGGCCAAAGGCGTCACCGGAGACGAGCTGAAAAAACTGCAAGACAAGGCGCTGGAGGCTGCTGCCGAGGTGGAGCGCGCCAGCGGGCGCATGCAGCAGGCATTGGATGCGGGTGTGCGCGAGGCGGTGCGGCGCACGGGCCTGGAGTGGGAGGTGCTGCAGGGCCGCATGGGCGCGGCATCGCGCAGCGCGGTCAACGATGTGCAAGCCATCGTGCAAGGGCTGGATGGCCTGAAAAAAGAAGGCATAGACACGGGCCGCGTGCTGGCAGCGTCGATCTCGAAGGCTATCAACACGGCAGATAGTCAGGCCGCCATTGACGCCCTGCGCGGCCAGATAGAGGAGCTGCGCCACGAACTGGGCGACAAGATCACCGATGGCCTGCTCGACCAGGCCAAGAAGAAGGCAGAGGCATTGCGGGACGCCTTGGACGCCGCGACGCCCGGCATCAACAGCGTGCGCGAGGCGTTCAAGGAACTGGGCGTGACGTCCGACGCCGTTTTGAAAGACAAGGCCAAGAAGGCCAAGGAAGCCTATGCCATCGTGACCGAGAGCGGCACGGCCAGCGCGCGCGAGATCAACCAGTCCTGGAAGGCCATGGCCGAGGCTGCAATTGCGGCAAACGATGGTGTGGCGGACGGAATTATCAAAGGCGAGGCGCGCATCCACGGCTTCGCCATCAAAACCGACGAGGCGGGCAAGAGCGTCGTCGAGTCCATGAAGAAGACCGAAGACGCGACCAAGAAAGTCGGCGATGCCGCGCAGGAGGCCGGGGAGAAGGGCAAGGATGGCCTGGGCAAGATCGACTACGCCGCCAAGATGGCGGGCAAATCCCTGGAAGAACTGGAAGATATCACGCGCAAAAACTGGGATGCCCAGCGCGATCTCTCAGATCAGGCGGCTGAGAGTAATGCTGCTGCCAATGAATCTGTCAACGCCTGGG